AATAAAAAGAAATAGTTCTCTGTAGCTTATTTAAAATCGAATCTTCATCAAAGTCTCCTTCTTCAAAATCACAGGAGACTTTTTTTGTTACAGTTTGTTCTAATACATCGATTTCTCCATCATCAGTAGTTATTGAAACAGATTTATATTTTCTATCTTTATCATGAATAGAATTTAAGAATTTTTGAGCGAAACTCTTACTAGCCGATACAGGTTCTAGAGATAATGTTAGGCGTGCAGATTTAATTGCTCCAGAATCTTCTGAATCTATATCCGCTAGAGAAACAAATTCATTCATTAGATGTTTATCCGAATAATATTTGATATCTATTTCTTGAACATGCACGGCTTTATTAATGGCTTCTTTAATATCATTTTTAAGCGTGGATACAACTTTAATATCAGAGTAAATCTCTGACAAATTAAAATGATCATTCAAAAATTCAGCAATATTAATCTTAAAGCCTCTACAATACCGACTGCTTATATTTACAATTTTATTAGTATTAAAATCAATGTAAAAATAGGTAAACATTTCTAGATAATCTTTATATTCGTGATGACTAAGGTTTTGTTTATCTCTAACGCGAATAAAATTACTTTTGCTGTAATTATTTAGATTACCGTAACTTCCAAATAGATAATCCTCATTAATTTCAATGATATCTACTATATAATTTTGCGATTCATTTGTATAAGACATTTCATTTTTATCACAATTTTTAGCAAAAGCTTTAACTCTAGATTTTAAATCAGCATCAGTAGTAAACATATTTAACTGAGGATTAAATTCCAAATTCAATTTATAAAACAAAATATTTTTCTTCATAAAGTAAACCTCTCCCTCAACTTTAGCATACAGAACAAAATTAATAATACTTTCTCATTTCTTCTTTGATTCCAAACGTTGCTTTCAACGAATCAAACGTTTCTGGAATATCTTCATACTTTTCTTGATAGAAGAGTAGCATCAATTCCGTAGCAAATCTGTCTGCTTCATTCTCTAGTTTCCCTTTTCCATGATATGCAGCAGTGTAGAATCCATCTAATCCGTAATGATCCAACGCGTGTTTTAACTCATGAGCCATTACTAGATACTTCAAATTACAATCACGGATATTATCATTAATCCAAATCACAGGTTTATCATTTGGATTTGATAACATTAAGCCTTTCAAATTGCTAGGTAACGACACAAATTTCACGTCAATATTTTCATATTCAGCGATTATAAACGGATTAGCCGTATTGTGACGATTAACTAACTCAGTTACTTCCAATTAATTCCCACCTTTATTTTCTTGAATTTTCTCCCATAGCATAGCCTTAATCATGCCTTCTAATTGCAATTTATCCTCTTCAGATAACTCAATTCCATTGTAAGACATAATTACACTATTTCGTTTTAACGCTTTGTCAAATACAATTACATCTTCATTAGTAGCCCATTTCGGGATATCTGAACGACCAAGTAGATAATCTGTAGATACATCAAAGTATTCTGCAACTTTTTGTAACCTTTCGCTAGAAGGGGATTGCTTATCCCATTTAGCAATACTTCCATGACTAAAATCTAGATGACGTTCTAATTCAGCGATTGTCATCGATTTTTCAGCCACTAAATCTTTAATATTTGCTAATAAAGACATAATGTTCACTCCTAAAAGCAACATATCAAAAATAAAATCGATAATAATCAATTTAAGTGTTGACAAAGAGATAATAATCGAATATACTCAATATGTAAGCTAAATTATAAAACAAAACAAACAGAAAGATAGTATATAAATTGTCCGCCAAGACTGATATAAAACTATTAATTTGCTTGTGTTATTTTGTACGCTTACATAATAGAATATTATCGATTAAAAGTCAATAGTTTCGATAATTAAAATTGAATATTATCAATTTAGGAGGTGCAGGATGAACGAAGAACAAAAAGCGTTAAAAAAAGAAATTCTCAAAGCATTAATCGATAGAGATTGGACTCCTACTGATTTAGCGAATGAAATGGGAATTTCAAGGATGTATTTAAACGACTTGCTGAACTTCAGACGCGGAACTGTCGCACGTATGGAGCAAATCAAGAAAATCTTAGAGTTGGAATAAAAGAAAATAATGAAAGGAGAAACTATGGAACAAGCAACACTTGATTATTATGAGCCAATATTTTTAGAAGTAGTCAAAAGAAATCCAGATAAGTTCGTTGAAATCATAAGACCATTTGTTGAACGGAAAAAGAACTCTAGATGGTTGACAACTGAAGAATTGTGCGAAGAGCTCGGAACAAGTCCTAGTTCATGGCTTAAGAGCGACGTGAGAAATCATCCAGTAGTTGTTTCAGCAAGACGAACGGATACACGCCCATATAAATATAAAGCGGATCATATCGAAGCCATACAGAAAGTTTGGGATGAACGGAAGGAAATAAGAAGATGAGCAGAGTTGAAATATCAAGAACTAGGAAGCTAAAAAGAAAAGCTTTCTGGAAAGAGTTCAATAAGAACTTCATCAAGAAATACTTGAAATTCTTAGGACTTTCAGCATTAGCAATCGTTGGAATAATCGCATTTATGCACTTGTGGATTGGAGCAGTTAACCAACACATGGACAAAGTGGATGCAATCAGGCAAGGTGTGATTTTTGATGATTAGTTTTGAAATGAATATGTTCGATCCAAACGAATACGATGTAATGGTTGGAAGTGAATTAAGAGGAGAAATAAGATTCATCGATGGAAAGTATAGATTGATTGTATTTCTTGGAAATTACAAAAGCAGCAGTACTCATTCAAATCTAAAGGACGCATACGATACTGCAAGAGAGCTTTTGAATGTATAAAAAAAGACGACTTATAAAAGCCGTCATACAAAACATTTCTACAATGATTATAACATAACACATCACTGTATACAACACATTCTCAGAAAAGGAGCGATGAAAGTGGCACGACCTCAGAAAAATGGACTCGACTACTTCCCTCTTAACGTTGACATCTTTGAAGACGAGAAAATCGAAGCAATAGCTGGAGAGTTTGGAATTAAAGGGGAGTTATTAGTAATCAAACTGTTATGCGCGGTATACAGAAAAGGGTACTACGTTGTATGGAATGATTTGCTTAAAATGCAACTTCTCAAAAGAATTCCAGGATCTAGTAGAGAATTATTAGACCAGGTTGTGAATCGCTTGGTTGCGTGGGGTGTGTTTGATAAAGCCCTGTTCAACTCGGATATGGTACTTACCTCGGTTAGAATTCAGGAAACATTCAAAGAGGCAACAAAAAGAAGAAAAGAAGTAGATATGAGTAGTTATTGTTTGATTAATGTAGACATTAACGAACAAGCAAGCGAGATTAATGATGACATTAATCCACAAAGTAAAGTAAAGGAAACTAAAGAAAATAATAATAGCCAAAATAGTGCTGGTGAAGGTAACAAAAAAGCTCTTCAAGAGGATTTTGACAAACTTTGGAAATTGTATCCTAGAAAAGAAAGAAAAAACGATGCATTCAAAGCATACGTTAAAGCGATAAAGTCTGGAGTATCTAACAAAACAATTTGCAACGGCATTGTCAATTATCAAAAGCATATTATAGCTAACAAAATTGAACCTAGATTCATTAAGCAAGGAGGAACTTGGTTCAATAAAGAATGTTGGAACGATGAATATGCCATTCCTCAACGAACTAACACTACTAAGCAACAATCTGTATTTGAAAAGATGAAAATGATATATGGCGAGGATTGGAATGGTGTAGATGAATAATTACGAGTTAGAAAAATCAATCATATCTGCAATCCTACAAGATTTCGATAAAGCTCAATCAACGTATCTGCAGGCTGAATGGTTTACGGATAACAACTTTAAAACGATCTTTGAAATTTTAAACAATAACGGAAGTCGATTAGATGGATTGATGGAGCTGTTCGCTAAGGTTCGAGCCGAATTGAAGGATAATGCGATTGGATATGAGTATCTAGTAGCGCTACAGAAGGAAAGCGCGACAACATCCGGATTAGATTACCTGGCTAACCAGCTTCATCGGGAATACTTGAGAGCCAAACTCGAAAATGTTAAAGCTGAACACACAGCATTCCCAACTAAGCAGTTAGAATCGGAAATGCTTGAACTGTTAAATGCGATTTCTAAGCTATCCAGAAAACGAAATGTCGGAGACTTATCAGAAACGTTCGAACAATTCGAGTATGAGCTTGAACACGATATTGAAGACGGTATTAAGACATTTAGCGGACTGGATGCAGCACTCGGAGGCGGAATTGGTCCAGGAATGTTAGTGACGGTTGGAGCAAGACCATCAGTCGGAAAGAGTGCCTGGACAATCAACCTAATCGATAGAGCGCTACAGAGAAACGAAGGATTAAGAGTAGACCTGTTTAGCCTTGAGATGAGCAAAAAAGAAGTGTTCTCACGATTCGTTGCAAAGATGACTACGTTAAACACGTACTACCTGCGAAAAATGAATAAAATGCTGAAGCCTGGAGATAAAGAACTAGTGAGAGCGACTATTGAGTATTTCAAACAGAAAGACTTAAAAGTCTATGACACTGTATCTGAACTCAATCATATTCTTGGAATTATTAAAGAACGTGCTGCAGGACAAGCACCAGGCAAATATTTAGCAGTCATCGATTATGTTGGACTAATTAAGGTTAACAACAATCGTGACAGAAGATTACAGATTGAGCAGATTACCAGGGAATTGAAGAATCTTGCTAATGAATATCAAGTACCTATCGTCATCTTATCGCAGTTATCTCGTGGAGTAGAGCAGCGACAGGATAAATCACCAATCTTGAGTGACTTAAGAGAGTCAGGCTCAATCGAGCAAGATTCCAATGTCGTTGGATTTTTAAGCAACGAAGAGACGGAAGAAAACCACGAAGGCTATCAACGTGTGAAGTTCTCTATCAAGAAGAACCGCGAAGGTGATTTGATGGATTCTACGTTTAAGTTCTATAAAGCTCAAATGAATTTTGTGGAGGAATTTGAACGTAGATGAATGCAAGAGAATTTGAAAACATTATGCAGTCGGAAGGATTAAAGACAACTCGAGCAGTAATGATCATGTTGCAAGAGGCTAAGAAGTGCCAGAAGAACATTAAGGCAATGAGTATGTATAAATATCTTCCGTATGCAGCAGAATACATCGAAAAGCAGGAAGAACAGAAAGACAAAGCTATATGGCAAGCGCTGGAAGTGGCTCAACTAGAAAAGATGTATGGATTTAGATTAGTTGAGGATAGAAATGATGTAATAATAGCCACTTACCAAGTTTCAGACCCTCATAGCGAAGTAATGAAGAAAATCAGAAGCCATATTGAGATAATGGCGGAATTGGAGAAAGAGTATGGCATTTGTAATTAAAAATATGAATATGTACTTTAAGGAAATTAATGATTATAGCACTCTGAAGGGATACCTAGATAAAAAGCATCCAATGCACACATCAGTATTCAAACAAGAGCAACAAGAAGCTATGACATTCAAAACTTATGGTGCTGCACAAAAATTCAAGAAGGAATATGGGATTCCTGGAAACATAATTGAAGTGGTTGCATCAACAAAGCCGTTTCATATTAACAAAATGGAAAAGAATATCGGACCTAATAGATTAGACGCTTTTTACGATTCAGTATTGATGAAGACCAGGGAAGATATTGAAAAGATGATTGCAGATTCTGAGAACAATTTCAATCACATGGCTAAAGACATATTGAAAATCAGAACAACAACATTAAACCAATTCTTACGTAATCCATACGAAATCGGCTGGAACACACGTAAGAAAATCATGGACAGATTAGAAGAATATTTCGAAGGAGCTGGAATTGAATGAATTTAAATGATCCAATTAAAAAAAGACGAATTGAACGAGAAGAGTTAATCCGATTAGTTCAAAACTGGTTTGTAGAACGTGACTTGGATACGCTGGACGGAAGTGGCCAGCTAACCAAACTACAGGAAGAAGTAGACGAATTAAAAGAAGCATATATCCATATCAACCGCGATGAAGAGATTGACGCGGTTGGAGATATTACAGTAGTGCTAATCGGATATTGCATGCAGCGTAATCTTGATTTCATGGAGTGCCTAGAAAGTGCTTATCACGAGATTAAGGACCGAAAAGGTAAAGTCATCAATGGTGTGTTCGTGAAAGAGGTGCAGTAATGGATTTTGGGGATTTTGCGCACATTAGTAGAGAATTAGCTGAAAATGCAAAAATCAAAGAGGCAGTAAAACATCCAAATCATTACCAAGGCATTAACGGGTTAGAAGTGTTCACCGTAATGGAGAATTTTATCCCAAAATACGAGAACTCGTTTGATGGATATATTGCAGGTAACGTTTTGAAGTATGTGCTGCGAGCGCCCAGCAAAGGTAAAATGCTCGAGGATCTAAAAAAAGCAAAGGAACATTTGGACTTGTTAATTGAAAGGTTAGAGGATTAATTATGAAAACAAATCAATTATGGGTAATATTTTGGCAAATAATAACATACAGATTTTAATGCTTAATGTGTTTGGAATTAGTAGAATTCATATTGCGTTTTCCATCATAACATTATTTGCTGGTGCAGTTGCAGGACATGAAAAAGAAAAAGAAATCAGAAGTCTAATCAAAATGGACGCTAAAGAATTCGAAAAGTACCTTAAAAATATTGAGGAGGACCAATCATGAATGAGAAATCAGAGCTTGATAAATTAAAAGACGATGTGCATTACTTGATTGTGGCTCATTGTAAATACAAGGATATGTCGATGTATGAACGAGCGTTGAAACAGTTCCAAGAAGATATCAACTATGGACAACTCGAAGAGATGAGCTATGACGAACGATTTACTTTCTTGTTAGGGTTTGAAACATCGTTGAAGGCTATAGACAATGCAATCAAATTAAACGAACAATTGAAGGAAAATCCCGAATTGGTTGAATGGCCGAAGAGGTTAGACCCTAATGATTATAAATATTGATGAAATTATCAAAGCTTATGAAAAGAAACACGGACCAATCGAAATCGATGGACACTATGGCGAGCAAGTTGTGATAAAACAAGATGAAAATCTATTCATGTACATCTCCCCTTGGCTTATGTATAGAGAAGTATGGGAAAGCAGCAAACGGATCCTAGATATAAAGGAGGATAATTATGGACGATAAAAACGAAAGCGAAAAACTGATGAAGGAATTGAAACTAATCGGCGAAGGATTCAACAAGTTCATCGAATCAATTGGAGAAGCGTTGAACAAATTGTTCTATCCAAAAGAAGATGAATGGAAGATGAAATGTCCGTATAAGATTGGAGATAATTATTGGATAATTTGTGACAGTGGAGAATTTGAAAAGGTAATCTGGAATGACTACAACCTCGACAAGGAAGTATTCATCGCAGGTAATGCCTTTCTAACTAGAGAAGCAGCCGAACTAGAATCTAAACGCAGAAACCTACTAACACGATTCAGAGCGTTCAGAGACGAATGCAACAATGGGTGGAAGGCGGATTGCACGGATGTTACACAAAAAAAGTACTATATATCCTATTCGGAAATAAAGAATGGTCTTTATGTTAGCTATATAGTGCTCGGTAATCATTTACATACTTTCAGCTATTTCAAAAATGAACAAGATGCCGAACGTGCTATCGAATTGTTTGGGGACGAAATCAAAGAATTGTTCGTGGATTGTGAGGTGCAGTGATGGATTTCCATACAGTATTTATGTTCATTTTAAATATAGCATCTATTCTAATTTCTATAGTGGCTTTAAAAAGAGTAGATGAGAGTATCGATTTAGAAGCATACTACTACTGCAAAAACAAAAGGAAAGTCGATGAAATGAAAGAAAACCCAGAGAAAGAGAAGAAAGTCACAACTAAGATAACATCTTATGAACAAGCAGTAAAAGATATACTTGAGACTCTTCCAAAAGGTTCAGTAGAAGTAATTAATCAAACATTTTCTGACAGAATAATCATAAGAATCCAAAAGAACGTATTTAGGGAGGAATAACAATGCACATTACTATGTTTTTAAAAAGCGGACAAACATTAAGATTTGAAGACGTGACAAACTTGAAGAAAGAAGAAAAATTCTGTAACATTATTACTTTTAATTATGTAAGTATGTCGGATGGTAAAAAGAAAAGAGGACTCTTTAGTACTAAAGACATGTTAGGTTTATCAGTCGATAAGGAGGACTTCGATGTTAACAGTTTACTCTAAACCAAATTGCATCCAATGTGAGATGACAAAGATGTGGCTAGTTCAAAATAAAATTCAATTTGAGTCAGTGGATGTATCTGAGCATCCAGAAAAGCTAGAAGAAATTAAATTAAACGGCTTCCAGCAGCTCCCAGTAGTTGCGTTAGATGAGCACTTCGACAATGCCTGGTCTGGATTCAATATAGACAGATTAGAAGAATTGAAGGAGAGCTGCTAATGGAAAGAATGAGTCCAGAAGAACGAATGGTATTAAGACTGATTCCAGTGAGTGATACTCGACGAATTAACCGAGTGGATATTTCAAGCATTACTAAGCTATCGGAACGTAGAGTGAAGAAAGTAATTGATACGTTAGTTAACAGATACGGAATTGTGATCATCGGAGAACGTAACGGCAGAACTGGATACTATATCCCAGAAACAGACGAGGCTCGTAAGGACGGAATTAAACCTATGAGGTCTCAAGCGATTAAAGAATTCAAACGAGTGAGCCGAATTTTAAAAGGCGATTTGAAAGCTCACGAAAAATATTTGGAGGTAAATAAATGATTAATAACGTTGTGCTAGTAGGCAAATTAACAAAGAAACCAGAGCTAAAATTTACAACAACCGGTACTAAGTACACGCAGTTCAGTGTTGCAGTACAAAAGAAATTCAAAAATCAAAATGGTGAATACGAATCAGATTTCATCAATTGCTTGATGTGGTCTACTGCTGCAGAGAACTTTATTAAGTTCACGAATAAAGGTTCACTAGTTGGAATCGAAGGACGAATCCAAACAAGAAGTTATGAGAAGGATGGCAGTAAAAAGTACATCACAGAAGTAGTTGCTGAGAACTTCTCGTTATTAGAATCAAAGAAAGTAACAGAATCTAGAAACAATGCAGTTCAACCAATCGAAGAAAGTCCATTCAATGGAGTATCAGACGATGACTTGCCATTCTAATGAATCGAGGTGCAAGTATTTGGAGAGTATTCACTTATTTGATTATCCGGAACTAGATTATAAAGCTACAAAGCGAGAGGTGATGAAAGTCATCGGTAGATATAAGAACGCATTAAACAAGTTGTATCTGAAGAGTGAGCCTCGCATCACTCCTCAGTATACGATTGTCCCACCTTCATTCACTAATGAGTTTCACTCATCAACAGAAGACGCTGCGCTGTGGAGCGATACTGTAGGGAAGAAATTCAAAGATTATGTTGAACGTGTTAATGCAGCATTAAACAGTATCCCATCAGTGAACCGAGTAGTAATTTATAGATCATTAATTCAGGAGCAAAGTGATGTACTAATCGGAAGTGAAATGAACTACAGTGAATTCACTATTCGAGATATACGAATGGAAGGAATTAAACAACTAGCGTACGCACTAGGTGTGGATGTATATCAAGATGGAACTTCGGAAGATATTGAATATGATTAGTTGAGTTTGTTGTAGAAAATGACTAAAAAAGTTTGTAAAACATTTTGAGAGAAATATTTTATAATATGTACTGTGGTATCTTGTAGATACAAGGATAGAGATGCGGAAACATCTTTAAAAAGCCAGTCCTGAAAAAGGTGTAGCCACGTTAGCAGCATGGACGACTGCTAACAGTGCCGTGTTGGATGTAGAGTGGTTCGACTACACTCACGGTAATTCCCCAGATAAACCAACAAAAACTGTCAAAGAGCGTGCTAATAAGTACGCTCTTTAGTTTTTAAGAAAGGAAACAGTATGAACTTCGTAGAACCTATTCGAGACCCTGATGACATCCAGGCTATGAAAGATTATCTAAAAGAATGGAACGAACGTAATTACATGCTGTTCGTATTTGGAATTAATCTTGGATTAAGAATCAGTGACATTATTAAATTAAAAGCTAAGGATGTTCAAGGACAGTATGTGAACATCAGAGAGTTAAAGACAGGAAAGATTCTCAAAAGAAAGATGAACAGGTCTTTCCGTAAAGAAGTACAAGAGTACATCAAAGACATGAACCCACATGACTATCTATTCAAAAGCAGAAAAGGAAAGAACAAAGCAATCACTCGTGAAGCTGCTTACTACATTCTTAAAGCTGCAGCAGAAGATATTGGAATAGAGAATGTTGGGACGCATACGATGCGCAAAACTTTTGGCTATCACCACTATAAGAACAATAAAGATGTAGCCATGTTGATGGTTCTATTCAACCATGCGAGTCCGGATATCACACTTCGATACATCGGAATCCAGCAAGACCAACAGGATAAATCAATGGACGATTTCTACTTGTAGAGCCGTCTAATTTAACATATTGAGAATTTGTAAATTCAAAAAAGAAAAGTTAAATAAACATTATTAAATCAATAGTTTCGAGCGTCGCTCGAATTTAACACAATATAAGATATGATAAATTCAAGAATACCCCGGCACCCTTGAATATTTAATACCCCCACCCCTTTGGAAATGGCGGTGTAATAATAAAAACACCCCCATGCAATTAAACCCAGTAGGGTTAAAATGACCCTGCTGCATAAAATCTAAGTAGAGGATGAATTGAAATGGTAAGACCAGATAGGATTGGACCACATCGAGTAGCGTTCGAAAAGAATAAGAAGAAGATATTCAAGACGCAGAACGTCTGTGGAATTTGTGGTAAGCCTGTAGACTTCAAGCTTAAGTATCCACATCCACTGTCACCAGTAATAGATCACATTGTTCCAATCAACAAAGGTGGACATCCAAGCGACATAGAAAACCTACAGCTCGCCCACTGGACGTGCAACCGACAAAAATCAGATAAATTATTTAATCAAGCGCGTGAAGTCAAACAAGTCCTCGGTAACCGCAATTTGCCACAGACGAGAGATTGGGCAAATTACAAACCTGAGTGATAGGGGGGAGGGGAACCTACCTCGTGGCTCTGGCGACCTCCCAGGCAGTATTGTACAAATTTTCTCGCGCGAAATTCAAAAAAGGAGAAATGAAAATGGAATTGAAAGGTAAAGCATATCTCCGTAGGAAATTAGACGGATATCGCAGTGGAGTCCAAATGCGATATAAGTATTATTCTATGGAAAAAAAAGATAATACAGACGGAGTTACTATTCCTGCACAAATTAGAGATAAATATAAAGCTGTTCTTGGTTGGACAACAAAAGCTGTAGACAGCCTAGCCGATAGATTGATTTTTAGAGAATTTGCAAACGACGTATTCAATGCTAATGAAATTTTCCAGTACAACAATCCGGATATCTTTTTCGACTCAGCAATTCTATCTGCATTGATTGGTTCGTGCTGCTTCGTATACATTTCCAAAGACGAAGAGGGAATGCCTAGATTACAAGTGATTGAGTCAAGCAACGCAACAGGGATTTTAGATCCAATTACTAATTTGCTAACAGAAGGCTACGCAGTTCTTAAACGTGATGACTATGATAAGCCGTTACTAGAAGCATATTTCACTCAAAACGAGACAATCTTTTATCCGAAAGGAGAAGAGCCATACTCGATTGAGAATACAACTGGTATTCCATTGTTAGTACCTATTATCCATAGACCAGATGCCAGCAGACCGTTTGGACGTTCTCGCATTACTAAATCTGGAATCTCATATCAAAAAACAGCGCAGAGAACAATCGAGCGTTCGGAGATTACTGCAGAGTTCTATTCGTTTCCTCAGAAGTACGCATTAGGTGTTAGCCAAGATGCAGAATCGGTAGAAAGTCTAAGAGCAACTATTTCAAGCTTTATTATGTTTACAAAGGATGATGACGGTGATAAACCGTCTGTTGGGCAATTCACTACTGCAAGCATGACACCTTTCGTTGAACAACTGAAAATGGCAGCGGCAGGCTTTGCTGGTGAAACAGGATTGACACTTGATGACTTAGGATTCGTTTCTGACAATCCATCTAGCGTTGAGGCTATTAAAGCCAGCCATGAAAACTTGAGACTTGCAGGGAAAGCTGCACAACGTTCTCTAGGTTCAGGATTCTTAAACGTTGCTTATGTAGCTGTGTGTTTACGTGATGATTTCAGATTTATGCGTAAGGAATTCTCAAAAACTGTAGTTAAATGGGAGCCACTATTCGAAGCGGATGCATCTACATTAACAATGCTCGGAGATGGAGCGATTAAGTTAAACCAAGTTCTCCCAGGATATATCACAGCAGAAACTATTCGTGATTTAACAGGAATTAGAGGAGCTGATGTGGATGGATGATATCGTTCCAGAACTTCTTGAGAAAATCAAATCTGATTTTTTTGAACAGGCTGAAAAGAGCGCAGAATTAGAAAGATTACTACTTCTAGTGCGAAGTGGAAAAGCTAACTTTATAGACGCTCACGAATTTGCGACTAAATTAGGGCAGATTCTTTCTGATGCACTTCAAAATAATATTAGTGGATTAATTCTTCCGGATGGTAAAATGCATTTTAACATAGCTAGTCGTATTTTGAACGAAACGCTAGGAACCAATCATAAGATGGTAAGCACATACGCTAAGCAGGTTCAAGAGATTTTAAACAAAGAGGCTGGTATTGGTTTGAAATCCATCCAGGCTCCAATAAACCAAGAAAGAATTAACGGACTAGTAAATCGATTGTCATACGAGGAAAAGTTCGAAGATGTATCATGGATTCTTAAAGAGCCTATAGTTAACTTCAACCAAAATATCGTTGATAATCATATCAAAGTAAATGCAGATTTCCATTTTAAATCTGGATTAAAGCCAAAGATTGTTCGAACAACTGACGGTAATTGTTGCGCTTGGTGTAGTAAATTAGCTGGTGTTTACACGTACCCGGGTGTTAACAAGGATGTGTTCAGACGGCATGCTAGATGCGCTTGTACAGTAGATTATCATCCAGGGGACGGAAAAAAACAAAATGTATGGAGTAAAAAATGGAGTAATGTAGAACCAAAAGAACAAAATGCAAAAGCAATCAGAACAACCAAACATTATATAAGTGTAAGAGAAGAATGGCTGAAAAACTACAAAGAAGCTAAATTTAATGATTTATTGTTCTGGAATGTAGACGGGAAAAAGTTAAAGGTTGATGATAAGCACGTTGTTCTTGATTATTCTGAGAAAGAAAAAGAAGTAGGAAAGTGGATGGCACATACTTTTGGAGTTCATGTGCAGATGGTGCCAAGAGTGAATTATCCAGAGCGAGTTAATACGCCTGATTATCTTATTAATGATAAGAAATTTGATTTGAAGGAAATAACTGGGAATAGTAAAGGCACAATAGATCAGAATTGTAGAAAAGCTAAAAAACAATCGGAAAATATTATATTTGATATAACAAATTCGTTGTTATCAGACGATGAAGTTTTAAAACAACTGGATATGATTTACAGAAGGGGCATAAGAGGTATAAATATATCTGTTATAAAAAGAGGGAATTTAGTTGTAGATGTATTAAAAAAAGGAAAGTTAGCTTAGGCGCCGGATAAAAATCCTTTTGGTGCCAAACCAACTTTCCTTTTACCTTATTATACTACTAAGCTACTATTTAATCAAGAGAGGATGTTGGAATGGCTAGAAAGAAATATGGAAATCAGCTTCCTACGCAATCAGTCATCCTGCCTTATGTGAAAAAAAGGTCTCTCAGCAAGGAAGCTATAGAAATTTATGAGAAAACAGGATTAAGCAGCTATATCTGGCAAAAGAAACTGCTAGAGGCTATGATGGCTGTTGATAAAAAAGGACTATGGGTTCATCAGAAGTTCGGATATTCGATTCCTCGACGGAATGGGAAATCCGAACTTCTTTATATGCTTGAACTTTGGGGATTGCACCAGGGATTGAACATATTACACACGGCTCATCGAATTAGCACTTCGCACTCTTCTTTTGAGAAGGTTAAACGGTATCTAGAGAAGATGGGATATGTCGATGGAGAAGATTTCACATCGATTCGTGCTAAAGGTCAAGAACGAATCGCTCTAACTAATACAGAAGGAGTGCTGCAGTTTAGAACTCGGACATCTAACGGCGGACTTGGTGAAGGATTCGACATCATGATCATAGACGAAGCTCAAGAATATACGACTGAGCAAGAGTCTGCATTGAAGTATACAGTTACTGACAGTGATAATCCAATCACTGTTATGTGCGGTACTCCACCAACTCCAGTATCGAGCGGTACTGTGTTCAGCAAATTCCGTGAAACGTGTCTATTTGGTCGCGGTAAATATTCCGGATGGGCAGAGTGGTCTGTGTCTACTGAAAAAGAGATATCAGATATTGAAGCCTGGTACAATTCTAATCCTTCAATGGGATATCACCTAGATGAACGTAAAATCGAAGCCGAACTTGGTGACGATAAGCTAGACCATAATATCCAACGTCTTGGCTTTTGGCCTACCTACAATCAAAAATCAGCAATCTCAGAAGCTGAGTGGGAGGCCCTTAGACTTGATGAAGTGCCTAAATTCAAAGGGCCTATGTTCGTTGGTATCAAATACGGACAAGATGGAACTAACGTAGCCTTGAGTATTGCTATTAGGACAAATTTCGATGATATCTTCGTCGAAACGGTGGATTGTCAATCTGTTCGAAATGGTAATGGATGGATAGTTGATTTCTTACGTAAAGCTAAACCATCACAAATAGCTATAGATGGTGCTAGTGGACAGAAAGTTCTCGATGATGAATTGAGAGAGTTCCGAATAAGGAATGTAGTATTACCTACAGTTAAAGAAATCATCGTAGCAAATGCGATGTTCGAACAGGGTGTGTATCAAAAGACAATCTGCCACTCAGGACAGCCTTCACTGTCTAAAGTCGTAACAAACTGCGATAAACGGAACATTGGCTCAAACGGTGGATTCGGATATCGTTCACACTTCGATGATGTAGGCATCAATCTTATGGATAGCGCATTGTTAGCGCATTGGCTTTGTGCAACATCTAAGCCAAAGAAAAAACAAAAAATCAGTTATTAAACTAAAGGTCACTGCTTATGTAGTGGCTTTTTTTAATAAAAAAAATACTGTACGCGCAGGTTAAACGCGGAGAAAGGAGGCAGTAACATGCCTGAATTTAAAACGATTGAAACACAAGAAGAACTAGACCGAATCATTGGTGAACGACTCGCTCGTCAGAAAGAGAAGTATGCCGGATTAGAGAAGTTAGAATCTCGTGTGAAGGAATTGGAAAAAACGAACGCTGAGTTGTTATTAACAATCGACAGCAACAGCAAACTACTAGCTGAAAAAGACGAATTTATTAGCACTAAAGAGTCTGAATTAGCAGAAGTCAACAAAGTTGTTGAGAAGTACAAAGGAATACAGCTTCGTACTCAAATTGCATTGCAAAAAGGTCTTCCATACGAGCTGGCGGACAGATTACAAGGTAGCGACGAAGAGAGCTTGCAAGCCGATGCGGAACGTTTATCTGCATTTATCAAACCAAAACCAGTCGCTCCATTGAAAGATGTTGAACCGGTCGTAGGCGATGGTAGAACTACAGCAATGCGACAAATGTTACAAGAATTAAATCAATAATCAAAAAGAAAAGAGGAAAATATATGCCAACATTACAAGCAGGAACATTATTTAGACCAGAATTAGTTAAAGAACTATTTTCTAAAGTACAAGGTAAATCAGTATTAGCTAACTTATCAAAACAACAGCCAATTCCATTTAATGGAACTGAACAAATGGTATTCAACTTGGAAGGTAACGCTCAAATCGTAGGTGAAGGTAAAAAGAAAGAAGCTGGAGAAGCGAAACTTGAATCTGTAATCATCAAGCCTTTGAAATTCGTTTATCAAGCTCGTATTACAGACGAATTCTTACATTCTTCTGAAGAAAAACAACTTGATTTCTTAGCAGCATTCGCAGACGGATTTGCTAAGAAAATTGCCCAATCATTCGATATTGCAGCAATTCACGGATTAGAGCCTAAAACAATGACAGACGCAACTTTCCGTGACACAAACTCATTCGATGGTTTAATTAAGAGCAACATCGTTAACTATACTGCAGAAACTTTCGACGATAACATCGACTCTGCAGTTCAAACAGTAGTAGCTAATGGAAGTGATGTTACAGGTATTGCTTTATCTCCAACAGGTGGACAAGCATTATCTAAAATCAAAGTTAATGGTGTTACTCAATACCCCGAATTTCGATTTGGTCAAAATCCTAATTCATTCTATGGAATGGCTTCTGAAATTAGCAAAAACTTAACAGTTACTGGTGGAACTGCTGAGACAGACCACGCAATCGTTGGTGACTTCGAAAATCGTTTCAAATGGGGTTACGCTGACAATGTTCCTATGGAAATTATCCAATATGGTGATCCAGACGGTGTAGGTCGTGACTTGAAAGCACACAACGAAATCTGCTTACGCGCAGAAGCGTATATCGGATGGGGAATCCTAGACGAAAAAGCATTCGCTCGTGTTAAAGCGTAGGTCGTGCTTATGAAGTATAGAAATGTGGATACTGGTGTAATTATTGAGTCAGATAGCGTGCTGTCTGGCTCATGGGAACCAGTGGAAGAAAAGAAAACTAAGGCTAAAACGAAGAAAGAAGCAAAGGATGATGAATAATGGACTCATTTGCGACTTTAGACGATTTACAGCGACTCTGGAAGAGACTGCAGCCGTCTGAGATTGATAGAGCGAATGCACTTCTTGCCACTGTATCTGACATGCTGAGGGAAGAGGCTCGTCGCTATGGAAAAGACTTAGACAATATGGTTGTAGAACGTTCTAGTTATGAGAATGTGGTTAAATCTGTTGTAGTTGATGTTGTAGCTCGTACATTAATGACTTCTACAGAACAAGAGCCGATGACTCAATTTAGTCAAAGCGCTCTAGGTTACTCAGTCAGTGGTTCGTATCTCGTTCCTGGTGGTGGTATCTTCATCAAGAATGCAGAATTGAAGCGATTAGGCTTTACTAAGCAACGGATTGGAGTGATAGAATTCTATGATTAAAGGAATTACTGTCACATTAGTAGATCGTGTGAAAACTGGTGAGGACGAGATGGGTGCTTCAACATACGATGATGTAGAAATCCAAGTAGAGAATGTCCTAGTATCTCCTACTGAGGCTACGGATGTTATTAACCAGGTTCAATTGTATGGAAAAAAAGCAGTGTATACGCTCGGTATTCCTAAAGGCGATACGCATAACTGGGAAGATAGGGAAGTTAAATTCTTTGGGAAAACATTCCGGACATTCGGACCAGTTGTTGAAGGAATTGAATCCATGGTACCAACTGCCTGGCACAAGAAAGTGACGGTGGAAAGATATGAGTAGCTCATTTAAATTCAAGCTAAACACTAAAGGTGTTGGTGAGTTCTTAAAATCCGAACCTGTAAAAAATATGATTAGCGAGCGTGCAAACGATATTGCTAGTCGAGCAGGAACTGGATATGAGGCAGACACTCAAATCGGTCAGAAACGTGCCACAGGACGAGTTAAAGCTGCTACTGCTAAAGCTAAAAAGGATAATAAGAAAAACAATACATTATTGAAGGCGGTGAGAGGTTGATAGAGATTGAAATTAGAAAATTCATGACAAACAAGTTGGAATGCCCAGTTGTATTCGAACTTGCACCTAAGATGCCAGATAAATTTGTATTAATTCAAAAAACAGGCAGCTCTAAGCGCAATAAATTATTAGCCTCTACATTTGCTTTCCAATCGTATGGAAAGTCGATGTATGAGGCTTCTTTGTTGAATGAAACTGTAAAAGAGATAGTTGAACAGTTAGTCGAATTAAACGACGTGTCTGATGTTAGTTTAAACAGCGACTACAACTATACAGACACAGAATCAAAAAAATACAGATATCAAGCAGTGTTTGATATCAGACATTATTAGAAATGAGGGAAAAATATGGCAGATAAAAACAACGCGAGTAATGTAACCGCAGCTAAGCCTAAGATTGGTGGAGCTATTTACATGGCACCAAAGGGAACAGATTTACCTACTGACGCAGAAGCAACGTTAGATGTTAAGTTCCAAAATTTAGGATTCGTAGCTGAAGAAGGTTTAGTGAACGCTAACAGCGCTTCTTCTGAGAACATTAAAGAATGGGGTGGCTCAATTGTAAATACAGCATTGAAAGAAAAAGAGGATAAATTCAAATTTACTCTTATCGAAGCGTTAAACATACACGTATTGAAATTGATTTATGGTGAAAAAAACGTAACAGGAACTCTAGAAACTGGAATCACAGTAAAAGCTAAAGCTGAAGAATACGAAGAAAAATCATTTGTGGTTGATATGGTTCTTAAAGACGGAGTTATCAAACGCATGGTACTTCCACTGGCTAAAGTGTCAGAAGTAGGAGAGATCAAATATGAAGGTGCAGGAAACATCGGTTACGAAACTACATTATCAGCGTTCCCTGATGGTGACGGAAGCACTCACTATGAATACATTAAGAAAGTAGGTTAATTATGATTAAAGGGAAAACATCTTCCGGATTTAAATTTCAAATCAATGAAAGCACAATTAACGATGACTATGAACTATTAGAACTACTTGTAGAGTTAGAAGAGAATCCTCTTCTAATTTCTAAGGTCGTTCGTAAAGTTCTAGGTCCTGCTGCAGCGGCTGCATTAAAAGATCATGTACGAGATGAAAATGGATGTGTATCCATTCAGAAAATGAATGATGAAATCACTGAGATTTTCACACAGGCTAAAGCCTTAAAAAAATAATGGCCCTTGCAAGAATGATTGTGACTGATGAAGATGCTTTAATTTGCGATTTAGCAGAAACTTATCATATCTATGACTATCGACGGCTACCAGTTTTAACGGTGGCCGTTTTTTCTTTAGGTTTAAGACCAAACTCAAGAATTAAGATGATCATGTCTGGAAATAGAATCACGTTAGAAGAGTCGTTACTAGCTTGTGCCGTGGATAGATTAAGCATACTAGCATGGCAGAAGACGAAAGATGGTTCAAAAGG